CCGGAACCGTAATGTCTTCAACTATGCAAAAAGTTGTAAACTCACAAACCCCCTCAAAGTCGAGTCGTCGAAACGAAAGGCGTCGCATCCTCAAAAATGCGATTGCCAATGATGAAGAAGCCTCCTTACACAGTTGGTTTTCTTTTGAATTCGACCTGGAGACGGAAAAATATCGAAATACCCCTCCCCATGAGCGCACTCAAGATGACAACTGGTTGCATTATCATTACGATAGTGCATTCCTGAGTCAAGCTCGTTTTTCACCATCCGAGCTACTCCTTGAGGAAAACAAAATGGAGGACGAGGAAGAAAATTGGAGCACTCTTCGGCCACTCCTTGATGAGTGGCTTCGTTCCAATGAAGTAACTTCTAACGATCGAGAAGGTGTTGAACTCGACCTACCCCGTCAGTGGTTCCGCCAAGGAATCACTACTGGATGGGCCGGTATTCCCCATCAATCGCTCCCAGAACTCACCCTTACTGAAGCCGATTTGGAAGTCTATAGGCCCCTACCTCCTGTTGATCAGGAGTTTTGGGTAGCTTCCCCCCCGATAATTGACCCTTTGGAACCATCTCAGTCAAGCCTAGCCGAGCGCATTCATCTTCGCGCTGTCGGTGCTTTTCTTGATGAGATGCCGATCCAAGAACCCTTTTTCAAACCCCCGCCAATTATCAAACCACCACCAACTAAGGCGGAACCTGTTGTCCCTCTTCCCGTTTGGATCACTGAATTAACATCCTGTGTCTCGACTGAGGAAGATAAGGCGATCAAGTTTAACGCTGCTCAGCAGCGTTTTCGGACCCATACGATCCCACCCATACATCAACCAAACCCCTTCGAACTTCTTGAAGTCGAGGCTGAGATGTCCCCCCCCACGTATTCCAACCCTCCGACGGCCTGTTCCGATCGACTTACCGGCACCTTCTCGCTTGGGAAGCGTAACCGCGCGGTGTACGGATATGATCAGAGTTGTCCTACTTCCACCTTCTTGCACCGTGGTGATAAACCCCTCTGGACAACTGTCCGTATCTCATCCTGG